ACACCACCGAGCGCCTCGGCCTTGAGCAGGCCGCCCATACCTTTACCCATGACCGCTGGAATAACCGCATTAACGTCATAGAGCAATGGCACGCTACCTGGTCCTGACCGGCTACGACGACAACATGAGCGCGATCGGGGACCGATGCTCCGCCACCCACCGAGCCTATGCCGAGCGGCATGGCTACGACCATGAGGTGGTGCGCGAGTACCTACCCACCAGCCACGCCAGCCATCAGAAGATCCGGCTGCTCCGTGAGCGCATCGACAGTTATGACGCCATCCTGTGGCTCGATGCCGACACGGTGGTGTTCGGCGGCCTGACCATCGAAGGGTTCAAGGGCCACCGGCATGTGATGGACATCAGCGTGGACTGGTGCGCACCGGTCTCAGATGACGACCGCCCAGAGCGGACCACCTACGTCTCCTGCGGCAACTTCGTCCTGTGGAATACCCCCGACACAGCCGAGTTCATCAACGAATGGGAGCGCCACAGCGCACGGTACGCCACGCGGCAGGTGTGCTGCTGGGAGCAGGACGGCCTCCGCGCCGCCATGAACGCCTCGCTCTGGTTCAATGACCGCGTGCGCCGTCATCCACGCCGCGTCCTCAACGCCGTCCATGATACCTGCACCAACCGCAACTTCCCCACCCGCGCCCCCAAGCCCTACCAGCCGGGAGACTTCCTCCTGCACCTGACCAACGTCGACCGCATCGCCATCCTTAACGAGCTAGGCCTATGAAACACGCAATCCTCCTCACCGCGCTCCTGTTCATCGGTTGCGCCAAGGAACGCCCCGACTCGCCCACCGGCACTTCGGCGCCCACCCCCAAGCGGGCCGTCACCTACACCGCCCAATGCACCGACTGCCTGATCGGGTGGTACGATAGCCTTGGCACCTTCCAATACACCTACGCGCTGGGGTCATGGACCCTCACGCACAACCTGGAGCGGGGCGATCGCCTGTTCTTTGAGGTGAACAGCAACGGCGTCCCTGCCCCCGTCACCGGAACCGTGGTGATCGACGGTGACACCTTCGCCGCCGATACCGACCCCATGACCGTCACCTTTGATACCTCCGTGCCATGAAGAACCTTGAAGAGATCACCGCGCTGACGCCCTGGGTACCCGCATGGCATGAGACTGGCGCCTGCGCTGACCGCAGACACATACTATGGATCTACGAGATCCTGAAGCGCACCGGCGTAAAGCGCACCTTAGAGATCGGCGTACATAGCGGGTGCAGCAGCGCGGCATTCGTTGCCGCCGGCGTGCCTGACGCTCACTTTTGCGACATCACCCGTCGCGCCGATGCCATGTCGGTCATCAGAGGCCACGGCACGTTCCACCAGCGCAAAGGGTGTGACGTAATTCATGACAGCGAGCCGTTTGACCTGGTGTTCGTTGACGGGCGGCACGATATGGAGGCGGTGATGGAGGAATGGGAGGCGCTGAAGGCCAAGCCGCCAAAGATCATTATCGCCCATGACGTGAACAGCACCACCATCGGCTTCCCGCATTGCGAGGGGGCGGCGTGGCTTCAAGGCGTTCTATCCGTTGGCGGAAGCATACACCTTGAAGACAAGCAGCTGCGCGAAGGCGAAATGACGCACAGGGGTATGCTTGCCGCCACATATAGCACCGACCTATCGTCGCGCATTCTTGCGGCCTATGATGCCATCCTGTAGCTCCATGCCGATCATCCCAAGGGCCACGTCAGCGGACAGGTAAATAGCCCGCGACACCCACTTGTCGTACGCCCATAGGTTGACGTCGGTCTTGATGTCGGTGAGGCACGGGATGCCATCGCCAAGGCCGACCAGGGTGGCCCTGCCCCCGTTGGCAATGATCCGTGCGTTGCTGTCGGTATCCAGCCCACGCCCCTTGTGTGGGGTCCACAGCTCATCACCGATACGCTCCACCAGCCCCCTGCTCAGCACCCTGCCAGCCCCGAACGACAGGTTGCCGACCACAGGCTCGCGCTGCGACAATAGGCACGACCTCCCGGTGGCCTTGTCGTAAAGCGCGCAGGACCGTGGCACCACATATTCAGCCCCGCCATCGATCGCCGCGGCTGCCAATGCCATATACCGAGCGTCAATAAAGTCGTCGCTCGGTAGCACGATCAGCGCGTCCCAGTCCTTTGTAAGGGCCAGCGCCAGCGCCGAGTTATGCTTTGCCCCCAATGGCTCGTTGGCTACCTCCACGTGGTCAACACCATGCCTCTTGCAGTTGTTGATATTATCCTGGTCACCAATGGTGACGGCTGCGCTTATATTTGCCATCGGCATGGTGTGTCGCATCCATAGATCCGATAGCCACGCCCTCTGATGCAGGCATGTGAGTACATGTAGTCTCATACGCTCAAAGGTAGAGCCTCATCATATAGAGGAGGCTAAGGCTATCCTGTCGCGACTGCATTATATACCGCGACAAGACGTGGTGTGGGCCAATGGTGACTTCATCAAGGCCAAGGCCATCGCCCTTGAGCTGGCGTCATATCGACCCTCCTCAACGTGCCTGGGCTGTCACTTTCGCGTGATCAACATCTTGCGCGAAGTGGTAGGACAGCCCCCCATCGGAGGGGAAGCCTCGCCGCGCCTGCGCGATCACCGCCTATCCATCTGCCGAGGCGTGGCTCCTGACGGCAGCGATGCGTGCCGAGCCTTCCACCACAGCACACAGTCGTGCGGAAGGCTTATCTTGGGAGCCATCATGCCTGAGCGCGTCACCATCAGCGATGGACGTCAGATACAACCGTGCGGCTGTTTCATGCCGCTCAAGGCGTCGATAAAAAGCGAACGTTGCCCCGCCAACCTATGGTGATCCAAGCACAGCTGACGCTATCTGATGGCAAGACGCCTGGCGCCTGGCGCAAAGGCGCCACCATCATACTGGCCTGCATCGCCGCAGGATGCCGCATCGTGCCTAACCCACTGAACAAGATACCTGATGAGTGGAGCCAATATGTTGTGGACCAGCACGAACACCGGACATCCGTGGCACTGGACCAGCACAACGACGTGGTGAAGCGCAAGCGCGGACGACCTAAGAAGACCTCATGACCATGCCTACCTTCGCCGACATCTTTGCCGAGGCCGAGAGCATCGCCGTTGACGAACAGGCTTATGAGGTAGCTGCGCTCATCAGCGCCGATGGACACCAGCGCGCCATCGTTGAGCGGCGCCTCTCCGGTAAGGATATAATCAGGTATCACGCCATCATGGAACGCGCCTACTCTCGCCTCTCCCTGCGCGAGAACACGCGCGGTAAAATAGAGCTGCTCTGATGCCTGCCAAGCAATGTCCCAACGGCAAGTGGAAGTGGGGAGAGGATGGCCCATGCACCTTCGACAGCAAGGAGCAGGCACAGCGCTGGGGCTATTGGTACGAGGTGCACAAGAGGGTGAACGCCGCCGCATCGACCTATACACCCAACGACGGCATGGCTGAAGAGGCCAGGCGCGGCTTGCAATGGGTGAAGGAGCTTGGTCGTGGTGGCACCAACATTGGCAGAGGCAGAGCCACAGACATCGTCAACAGGACCGGCATGAGCCTCGACACGGTGAAGAGGATGAAGGCCTACTTCGACCGGCACGAGGTCGACAAGAAGGGGCAGGGCTGGTCACCGGGCGAGGAGGGCTACCCAAGCAACGGCCGCATCGCATGGGCGCTGTGGGGTGGCGACCCCGGATGGACGTGGTCTAAAGCCATCATAGAGCACGAAGAGAGGGACGAATGATGCTTTCAATACCCTTTGACTATGGCAAAGAACGGCACCTCATTCAGCAAGGATAACCCCGGACCTGGTAGGCCCAAGGGCATACCCAACAAGTCCACCATCGCTGCCAAGGAAGCCTTTCAGCTTGCCTTCGACAAGATGGGAGGATGGGAGCGCCTTGCCCAGTGGGCGATGGAGGACAAGGACAACACCAAGGAGTTCTACAAGCTGTATGCCCGCCTCATCCCGCAGGACGTGACCAGCGGAGGGGACAAGCTGCCGGTGGTGACCATTAACGTCCCACCAATGCCGGATGGCGGACCTCAGTCCTAAGCAGGGCCTCGCGTGGCGCCTGCTCATGGATAGCCAGCACAACGAGGTGCTGTACGGTGGAGGTGCCGGTGGTGGCAAGTCGTGGCTCGGTGCGCTGTGGCTGATGACATCGGCGCTCCAGCACCAAGGTTCCAGATGGCTGATGGGTCGAGCGGTCCTCAAGACGCTCAAGGAGACCACCCTCAACTCCTTCTTCGACGTGGCATCCATGCACGGGCTGAAGGCCGGTGAACACTACGACTACAACGGTCAGGCGGGTATCATCACCATAGGCCAGTCCACCATCATCCTCAAAGACCTCTTCGCCTATCCGTCGGACCCCAACTTCGACGACCTTGGTTCGTTGGAGATCACCGGGGCGTTCATCGATGAGGCCAACCAGGTGACGGCCAAGGCCAAGGCCATCGTGGGTTCCCGCATCCGCTACAAGCTGGATGAGTTCGCCCTGCGCCCTAAGATGCTGCTGACGTGCAACCCCGCCCGCAACTGGGTCTTCAGCGAGTTCTACGACCCGTGGCGCAAAGGACACCTCGAGCCGCACCGCGCCTTCGTCCCCGCCCTTGTCACCGACAACCAGCACATCAGCCCCCACTATGTCGACAACCTCAAGCGCCTGACCGGACCCGACCGGGAGCGCCTGCTGCTGGGCAACTGGGACTATGACAACGACCCGGCTGCCCTGATGGACCACGACGCCATCACCGACCTGTTCACCAACGAGGTGGTGGACGGCCACGCCTACATCACCGCCGACATCGCCCGCTATGGCAGCGACCGCACGGTGATACTGCTGTGGTCTGGGCTGGCGGTGGTGGACGCCGTGGTGCTGCCCAAGAGCAGCGTGGTGGAGTGCGCCGACACCATCAAGAGGCTTGCTGCCGAGCATGGCGTGGCGCGGTCACGCATCGTCGTGGATGACGATGGGGTCGGAGGCGGCGTGGTGGACCTGCTGCCTGGGTGCGTGGCGTTCAAGGGCGGCGGCAAGAGCGACCAGAACTACCGCAACATGAAGGCACAGTGCAGCTACATGCTGGCCGAGCGGGTCAACGCACGGGATGTGTCGTGGCAGGTGGACGCGTGGCATGAGGAGGTCAAGGCCGAGCTGCGGTGGGTGAAGAGGGACAAGGTCGATAGCGATGGCAAGCTCATCGTCTTGGGCAAGGACAAGGTGAAGGAAGGGCTGGGTCGCTCTCCGGACTTCGCCGACGCCCTGATGATGCGGATGGTCTTCGAGGTGCGCCATAGCGACGTGGCCCTGGTTGACTACCTTCGCACCAAGGGAAGGGCGCACCGCAAGGAGCAGTTTAAAAAGGAGTTCAGATCCATAGTCATCAAATGAGCTACGTCTTCAACCTCACCGATGAGCAGGGGCGCACCATGACGTTCAAGGCTCCAAGCGCCGAGACCATCACGGTGCAGCAATGGAAGGAGCTGGTGGTGCCGCCGATCACCATCAGCGAGGACGACTGGCTGGCGCAGGCGGAGGCCAACTATGAGCTGGCGCATCGCTTTGCTGGCATCCCCAAGGACATCCTGCGCCGTATGCCGCTGACTGAGTTCCGCAAGCTGATGGAAGCCTTTGAGCAGGTGGCCCTGGCAGGAGCGACAGCGCGCAAGGAGGGTGTGACCATCCCTGACACCATCACGCACCGTGGCGTGACCTATCGCGTCCCCAAGGACGCTGCCAACCAGATCAGCTACGGCCAGTACATTGACCTGAACGCCAGCCTCAAGGGGCTTCAGTACGAGGACGATGGCATCGCTGCGGTGCTGGCCGTGGTGCTGATGGAGGGCGACACCTACGACAGCAGCGGCCTGAAGCAGAGGGCGGATGCGTTCTCGTCGCTTCCTGCCATGACGGCGATCCCCATCGCGGCTTTTTTTTTCGCTTCTTGTCCAGACTTGGAGAAGGTCTGGAGCCGCTATATGTCGCTGACGCTGACATCACGTCTGCACAGCGTAGCGCAGACCCTGGAAGGCTTGAGCGCCGATATGGATACCTCCTCGAAATCCGAAGAGCCGCAGAGCTGAAGCCATTGCTCGATGCCATCTATGGGGAGCGACCAACGGTGATGGATCATGCGGTCTGGCCGGTCATGAGCATGATGGCGATGGAGCGTGATAGCAACGGCTACGAGGCTTCGTTCCATCGCATCTATCAGCAGCGCATCAGCCAGCGGCGCTGACCTTGCCCACCTTGGGCAAACGACAAGGCTATTTGGTCACCATCTTCGCACGGTGCTATCTGCAACGGGACTGCGCGACATTTGGGAAGGTATCGTCATCGCCCACCAGGCGCGACTGACGTTCACCTCCCTTTGGAATACCGTCCTTGACGAGGACCATGATGCTACCTATCCGAGAGCTGTTTGGAAGGAACCTGAACAGAATGGGGTAGTAGAAGGCAGGGCCATGCTCGATGCCTTCGTTGTCTCCATCTGGTTTGAGGATCAGCACACGACGGAGCGGACCACCGACGAGCGCGACACGGTGCATAGCGACATGAGCACGGTGGCACGCGAGTGCTTCTATCGCTTCAAGAGCCTGTACATCGACCGCATCACCGACGGGCTGGACCTGCGACTGTCCGGCGGCTATACCATCACGCCCTTCTGGGACCGCGTAGGCACCAGCACCACCGGCGTGGTGCTAACCTTCACCGTCATCGACACGATCGCACCGTGCGTCACCGATGACACCTTCCCGATCAGCTGATGGCAGAGGCGGTGGACACCCAGAGGCTTTCGCAGGCTGTTGAGGACGCCATGCTTGACCTGCTCGGCCGCATCCGCGAGGAGGCCAACGACAGGGGCAAGGTTGCAAGCGGGCGCACCCTCAACAGCCTGCGTACGTCAGTCCTTTCGTCCCCATCCTTTGTGGTAGGCACCATGACGGGGGAGGAGCAATGGAGGTACTGGGGCAATGGGCGCGGGCCTGGCCGTATGCCGCCGGTGGAGAACATCAAGGCGTGGATCATCAATAAGGGGCTTGACCTGTCCCCGTGGGCGGTGGCTAAGAAGATCGCGCGAGAGGGGTCGCGTGACCACCGCCTTGGCCGCAGGAACGTGGTGGAGGTGAGCATCGAGGCATGGAAGGAAGGGGCAGCCATCAAAGCGGTGGAGCGCGCAGGTGTTGAGGCGTTCGGCGATGCCTATGTGAAGTCCGTTGAGAGCACATTCAAAACACAAGCCTAATGGCAGACCTTACTATTACTTGGAAGTTGAGCGGTCGCGTAGGCGGTCGCCTGTTCAACTACACGGCCACATCCGTGGTGGATGACGTGGATGACATCATGCTTGCTCAGGCCACGGCGGGGGCAGGCGGTGACATCTTTACCCCTCAGTCGTTCGGTGGCCTTGCGGCGGTGATGATCGTCGGAGGGAATACGGTCGGGTTCAACGTCATTGAGCTTGAACAGGCATCTACGGATGTCTTGAAGGTGTTCACCCCTGCGGGCTTCCCGTTGGTGGCATACAACGGCGGCGGGTTCAACGGCATGATGAAGTATAGCACCACGGCCACGCACGTCCCCGACCAGGATCCGATCCGCTATGCGGTGGGCAACCTTGGCGGACTCACCAACTTCAGCGCGATGGGCGCACTTAAAGCGATCAGCTAATGGATCAACTGACACTTTCGGCCACGGCCACCTACGGAAGCGACACGATCACGGGTAGCGTGGCTATCACGGCCAAGGAGGTCCAGCAGGGCGTCCTTACGGCCACCAACACCTACGCGGCGGTGCTCAGCGCAGTGGAGCCGTTTCAGGCCGTCCTGTTCACCAACGGGGGCGCGGTGGATGTGTCCGTGCGCCTTACGTTCGCGTCTACGCAATACGCCTTCTTCACCGTCCCTTCGGGGTGTACGGTGGCCCTGCCTCGCCTTATCAACGTCAACAGCGCAACGCCTGACGGCGTAGAGGCGGTTCATGTGCGGACGGTAAGCGGCACAGCGGAGGTGACCTATATCGTGGTGCTCTAATGGGTCTTCAGCTTTGGAATAACCCAGAACGATGGTCTGCCGTCTATCGGCCTATCATCTGGCAGTTCATTTCAGACCTGTACCCCATGCAGGATCCCCGCTACAGCGGGTGGTCCTTCGATGCCATCCGCAATCCCTCAGCGGCGGAGCTATCAAACTACCCGCAGCTAAATAGCGATAGCGTCCTGCTCGATCACCTGCCTATTGACCCGTCGTCGTTCTACATCGGGTCGACCCTGGAGCTGTATAACACCAACACCGGCCTCTATCAAGGCACCAGCAAAGTGCTGGACAGGCTTGGCGACAGCCTAACGGTGCTCGATACAGACCTGGATCCGGCATCTACCGGCGGGCTTAGCAGGCCCACAAATGGCTTCTTTCGCGTCCACCTGACCAACTTCCAGGTATGGGTTGAGGTGTTGAGCGAGAACATGACCGCTCCGGTCATCCTCAAGCTCACCGCCACAAAGGATGTGGATGGCACCGTGCTGTTCGAGGCTGACCCGCGCGACATTCTTGCCCGGTACTTCAAGGACATCAAGCAGGCCATCAGCCCCGGACTGCCTACGGACACTGTCCCATTTATCGCTGGCGACGGGTACATAACGCAGAATTATAGTATCACTGCCTACGAAGCCTATGACGTCGTTGACAGCAGCGGGGTCAGCACCTTCACGGTGTTCACAGGCGGCAGCGACATCGGAAGCGGCAGCACCATCAAGGAGACCAACTACATAGCCGTCAACGCTGTTCATCCGTATCACGAGACCAGGCGCGATGGAACCTTGCGCCTTGGATGGAACGATACCCTTGGAAGCTATCTGGTCAAGACAAATGGCCTGTCGCTTGCGAGGATGCTCACGCACGCCAGCACGACATCTCAGTTCGTCACCAGCGGTGACGACCACTTCCTTGCCTTCCTGTTCAATGGCTCACGCCCCAGCGATATGAAGGTGATGGTGAGCTACTACAGCCAGCCCGATGGGGTAGGGTTCATCAGCACCGAGCGCATCCGTGGTACCGTTGCTGGGTATAGCGCCATAATGCCCGTTGGTCCTGCCAACCTTAATCCCCCTGGCAACGCCAAGAGCTACAAGGTGGCGCTGGCAAACCAGAACGAGAACTTCATCGGTGAGACATTCACCTACAACATCAGGCCGTGCGAGGGGGCTAACATCCGGTTCCATTACCTCAACAAGTTGGGAGGCGTGGACAGCTTCACCTTCCAGGGTGATTGCGAGCGGAGTCTCACGGTAAAGCGTGACATCATCAGCAAGGCGCACATGGAGACGCGGCCCGGCTACTTCGTGAGCGACTGGCAGCGCAGGGTGTGGCGCACGCAGACCGATCGTCGCTACGGCATCACCAGTGGGTACCTGCTCCCCGAGCAGATCAGGAGCATAACCGAGACGCTGTTCGAGAGCGCCAACGTATGGACCAACATCCACGGTGAGCTATGGACCGATGTGCTTATCTTCACGGGGAATACGCCAGCCGACAGCAGCATCGGTCGACGTGAGCGCATGGTTCTTGAGTACGGCCTTGGCGTCGATAACGTCACACAGCGCACCTAATGCCACAGGTATGGATCGGCGGCACCGAGATCTATCTGGACGCTGACAAGCTCCCTGAGTTCACCTATTCGCTCACCGACATCTCGGACCCATCCAAGGTGCGAGGTGCTCGCTCCACGTCCTTTGAGATCCCTGCGACCAACGCTGTCAGGCAGGCTCTTGGTGGCGTCACCATGAGCGAAGGGGCCGCGCTGTCGGCGTCGTTCAGGATCGGAGAAGCTGGAGCGACCTTGTTCAACGGCACCTGTACGCCTGTGGAGTGGTCCGACGATAGCATCACGGTCAACGCCTTCAGCGATAATGCGGGGTGGGCGCAGGATGCCAAGGGGACAAAACTGCAAGACGTCAACCTTGGCATCAGTGAGCTGGTGACAGAGACGTATCAGCGCGACAGCTGGACAGACCAGGAGAGGGCTGACTGCTACCCGCTGATCTGCTATGGCTCCTTTGAGGATAGGTCATCGGCGCACAACGTGACCGTCGCCAAGCTGCGGCCAGCGGTACGTGTACATCGCCTGCTCAACAAGTTCTTCAACGACCGTGGGTACACCGTGCGAGCGGTAGGCAGGCTGGCGCGCCATTGGAAGGGGCTTATCCTGCCAAATACCGGCAAGGTCAAGATAGCACAGGAGACCCTTGATGCAAGCACGGCCAGCGTGCAGGGTACTGCTGGGCTCACCCCTGTGGTCTATAGCTTATGGCCTTCCACTGCGCCTGCTGATTACCCTGCGCCTGTTGTCATCACCGACCCCGGTGGCAATATGACCGGCAATGTCTACACCGCACCGGTAGACATGCGCTTGCGCATAAGGGTTAACGGAACCAACATACATTCCGGAGGCTCCTTCGGCACACAGCAGTCCCAGCGCATCACGGTATACAGGCCCAACCTGTCCAACCTTCAACTCGGAGGGTTCACCTATTATGCCATCGGCCCCACGTGGACACAGACATTTAACGACCAGACTGTCTGGGAGGGCGATGTGGCGATGGGCGACCAGGTGGCCGTGGGGATCTACAGCGCGGGCAGCTTGTACTCATGCTTCACCGACGCTACCGTGACTTTCGAGCCGGCCAGCATCGACTTTACGGAGGGCGTGAAGTTCGACATCTCGGGAAGTGCCCCGAAGATGAGCGTCGGTGAGTTAATAGGAGGGCTGTGTAATGTGCTTCGGTTGGTCGTCTCTACCGACGACAGTACGCACACGGTGACCTTCTCGTACTACAACGACTTCGCAAAGTCACCGGCTGACGGTATCGACTGGCGCGACAGGCTGGATCAGACCGAGCTGATCAAGGTGCAGCCTGCGATACCATCATCATGGCTCTTCCGCTTCAAGGAGGACAGCAATGACCTGTACCTGCGCGGCTACGCCGAGGTGAACGACAGAGGATATGGCGATACCGACTGGGACATCCCTATGGGCGTGGATAAGCCTGTCGAGATAGAGGTGCCATTCGCTGCCACCATCTCCAAGATGAGGTTCGGCAACATCATCATCCCTGCTATGCGCAAGGAGGGGCCCTACTACCAGCAGGACTTCTATGAATACCAGCCTCGCCTCTTGGTGATGGATGGAACGGTCGACGCCTTCTGGAGGCATGACGGTACCGACATGACGTATGCGCCCAACACCTACTTCGTAGGCATCACCGCCAATGACATCAGCTTGTCGTTCGGCCGAGAGAGCGATCCCGGAGGCAATAAGGCTGGGACCGTCGAGAAAGAGTGGTCCGAGTTCATCAGGCGCAGCTACAGCCCCATGCTACAGGTGAAGGTGCGAGTGTATGACGACGAGTTCCTGTCGTTCAGCTTCGGCAGGCCTCGCCTGGTGCATGACGGATGGCACTATCGGTGGTGCTATGTTCAGGAGGTGAAGGGCAAGCGGTTCGGTGATGAGTCATTCGTGGAGTGTGAACTGATACCTGTTTAGGCATGGCACAGAACGAGGTTATCGTAACCCTCAAGGTAGACAACGCGGAGGCGCTGGCGCAGTTCGAGAAGCTGACGCAATCGCTCACCAAACTGAGCCTTGAAAAGAAGGCGCTCGGCAAGCAGATCAGGGACAACGACAAGGAGTTCCGCGCGCTGTCGCAGACGCTTCAGGAAGTGGGCGGCTCGTCTAAGGAGATCGAGGACGAGATCGCTAAGAACAGAACGCAGTTTGACCAGCTCACCAAGTCGCTGGCCCGTGCTGACGCGGCGTACGAGAGCACGCGGCTCCAGTTCAAGGAGGCCAGGAACGACATCAGCGGGGCCACGGCTGCTGGCCTGCGCTTCCGTGACGTGCTGGCCGACAGCACGGCCAAGGCCATCAACCAGACGGTACTCCCGGCCTTCGATAGCCTCAAGCAGCAACTGAGGGAGGCCACCAAGGAGGCACAGATCGCCTTCCAGACCTTCGGGCGCAACAGCAAGGAGTTCCGGACGGCAGCCGCCCGGGTGGACGACCTTCAGGACGCCATCAAGGAGGTCAACATCAGCGTCGAGGCCATCGACTTTGAGGGAAAGATCCAGACGTTCGGGCGGGTAGCGGAGGGAATCGCCGGTGCGTTCGCGGTGGCCCAGGGTGCGGCCGCGCTGTTCGGAGAGGAAAACGAGGCGGTGGAAAAGGCCATCCTGAAGGTTCAGGCTGCGCTTGCCATCACGCAGGGTATCGAGAGCATCAACAACGCGATCAAGGCCAGCAAGGGGCTTGCTATCGCGCTGGGCATCACCACCACGGCAACGAAGGCACAGAGCGTTGCCAACGTAGAAGAGGGCGGAACGAAGGTTGCCGGAACGGTAGCGACAGGTGGGGCTACCATCGCTACACGGGCGCTCGGTGTCGCCATGAGCGCCTTGCCCATATTAGCCATCATCGCAGGTATCGCTGCTATAGCAGCCGCATATAGCGCGTGGGTCAGCGAGTCGGAGGATGCTGCCGCAGAGATGGATCGCATCATTGACCTGAGCCGCAAGCTGGCGCAGGACACCGAGGATGCGGTAAAGGCCGAAGAAGACCTTGCCGTCGCCACCGGTCGCATGACCGAGGAGCAGCGCAAGAAGAACGACATCCAGCGCGAAGGAGCAAAGGAACTGACAAGCCTGCTCATCGAACGAGACCGCATAGCCAAGGAAGGCACAGCCGAGGAGTTAAGGCTGGCTGATGAGCGTATCGAGGCGGCTAAGCGGGAGCTAATTGCCAAGTTCGGGGTGGTTGATGCTGAGAAAGCTCGTGCAGATGCGGCTGCCAAGGCGGCAGAGGAGGAGAAAAAGCGCAGAGAGCTTGAGAAGGCAGAGGAAGAGCGCAAGCGAAAGGCGGATCAAGATGCGAAGCAGCGGGCCGCAGAGGCGGCAAAGCTGCGCGAGCAGGATCTCAAGCTGATTGCCGAGCAGTCCAAGGCCGAAGCGGAACGTGTGCTGCGCGTTGAGCAGCTCGAGAACGAATATCTCGACAGCAAGCTCACGAGGCTTCAGATCGAGGAGAACGCTATCAGGGAGAAGTACTTCGCAGAGATAGAGGCAGCAGGGCAGGCAGGGCAGGACATTGCTACCCTTGAGGCTGCCCAGCAGGCTGAGCTGAATCAGGCAAGGGCTATTGCAGCGGCTGAACAGCTTGCTGCCGACCAAGCATTGAGAGAATCGTCTGTTTCAGCATCTGAAACTATCATTAGCGCGAAGGAAGCGGAGCAGATGGCTACCGAAGCTACTGCACAGGCCATTGGAGCCTTGGCTCAAGTGGCTAAAGAAAATAGCGCTGGTCAAAAAGCGCTCGCCATCTCTCAGGCACTGCTTAATACGTATTTAGGTGTGGCTCGTGTCCTTGGGAACGAGACGGTATTGCCTGAGCCTGCTGGTACGATTAACAAGGTAGCAAGTATAGCCACCGTACTTGCAACTGGCCTATCTGCTGTGGCACGGATGCGAGGATTCAGCGATGGCGGCTACACCGGCAACGGTGGGAAGTATGAACCGGCTGGCGTGGTCCACCGTGGCGAGTACGTCCTGCCCCAAGAGGTGGTGCGTGCATTGGGCGTCGATAGGCTTGACGCCCTGCGGGCCATGTTCACCAACGCCCCGCGCATCAACGGCAGCTATGTCAATGGTGGCTATGTAGCAACGCGCGGCACGGCCTTGGTCAATGTTGCCGCTCCAACGACCGAGAGTATCTTGCAGTCACAACAGATTGCAGCCACCCGAGGCATGGACATGCAGCCCGTCATGGTGATCGAAGACCTTAACAGGGTCCAGCGCCGCGTGTCAATCCGTGAAAGCCGATCCACGCTATGAGCAAGTATAAAGCCCAGCTGATCACCACCCTCAACGCAGCTCTACAAAAGGACTGCGCCGATGTCATCGCCGAACTGTATGCCATTGGCATCCTAGACGACACGCTGGCCCGGCGCGGATGCGTAGTGCATGAGTACATGAGCGCCGCCATTGATACCAGCAGGTCGGAGACCGTGGTCCTGTCCGAGATCGCCGAGCGGCATGGCGTGCATGAGCGCACGGCGTGGAAGTATGTACAGTTTAGCCGTTTGCCCTAAGTCGCCAAACTTTGGTATTTATCGGTTGAGACCTTCGCATTGTGCAAGGTCTCGACATTCGCGCCAGCGTCACCAGCGACTCCGCAGAACTCGCCATCTACGGCGAGATCACCGAGGGCAACGCTTCACAGATCCTTAGCGCCCTGGATTACTTCAAGGGCAAGGACATCATCCTGTCGGTATATAGCACGGGAGGCGATGTCTTTGCGGGCCTCGGCATCCGTGATGCCTTGGCATCCCGCAATGTGACGGCCCGCGTCTATGGCCTTGCCGCCAGCGCTGCGGCACTTATCCTGACGGGGGCCAAGCGCGTGGAGATGACCCCGTTCAGCAGCCTTATGATCCATAAGGCGTATAAGGTCAGCGCCAACGGCGAGAAGCAGTACGATGAGGACACCGACCGCATCAACAAGATGCAGACGGAAGCCTTCAGCAAAAAGAGCGGCAAGCGAAAAGACATCGTCGAGCGATGGATGGCCGCAGGTGATAAGTTCTTCAACGCACAGGAGGCCATCGATGCGGGCCTCGCTGATGCCATCCACACCCCGGAGAAGATGGCTGCGTCAATGGATACCATGCAACCTATGAGCGAGATCCTTAATACCGAGCAGCCATCCGAAGAGGTGGTGCTCGAAGCACCTGCCGTCGTCAGCGACCCCGGTGATGAGCAGCCCGAACCCACCGAGGAGATCGAGGTGGAAATCCCGGTGAACGCCGCCACCGCTGTGCAGGCGGCATTCCTTGGCAAGTTCAAAGCGAAGGTGAATGTGGGCAAGCACTACGGCGAGATCGTAGCGGGCTTGATCACCGAGAACAAAGGCATCAAGGCGCAGCTCGATGAGGCCAACGCCAAGATCGAGGAGCTGGCACCCAAGGCCGATGCCGCAGCAAACGCTGAGGCGAAGGCAGAAGAGGCCACCGCCAAGGTCGCCGAGATGGCCCAGGAGGTGGAGAAGCTCAAGACCACTCCGCTGACCGCTCCGGTGATGCCTGACGCGGCGCCCGCTGCGGTGGTGCCTGCTGCTCCCGCTCAGAGCGGTCCGGCCAAGACGGTCCTGGAAGGCAAGATCGAGAAGAACATGAGCGCCATCGATGCTGCCATTCAGCGTCGTGGCATCAAGTAAGTAACCAACCCAACCCCAATAACCAATGGCAGTTAGTTTCTCTGGTCTGTCGGCTCTTGCTGATGAGACCCGCCTGGCGTTCTTCACGGACGCCATCGCCGCCAATGACGTGCTCCCTTTCGTACGTCAGTATGGCGACTTCATCCCCAACGTGAAGGCTGACACGTACAAGCTCCGCCGCCTGTCCACCTCGCTGACCATCGCCGACGGTAGCAACTGCTTCACCAGCGCTGATGGCAACAACGACAACACGATCAGCGAGCGCAGCATCAGCCTGAAGAAGGGTCTGATCCGTGATGAGATCTGCCCGCACGATGGCTGGGAGACCTACTACACGCACCAGGGCATGACCGCCGGTCAGCACTACACGGGCCTCGGCGCTTTTGAGGCCGGTCTGCTGGCTGACATCGCCAAGCGCGCTGGCAAGGCCATCGGCAATGAGATGTGGAACGGTGGCTCCAACTGGATCACCTCTGGCTGGGTCGATCAGCTCTATGCCGCCTTTGGCATCGAGACCGGCGCAAGCACCACCCCGACCGCTGGTGGCAGCACTGGCACCGACGCTGAGGGTGCGTTCAACATCTGCCAGCTCCTGGTGGATTCGGTGATGGCTAACGTGGACTTCGGCTTCGAGGCCCGCGCTGGCAACGTCATCATCGTGATGTCGCCCAAGGAGTACAGCTTCTACTTCCAGAACTACCGCAAGCTGTACGGCGACAACTTGGTGGCCCCCGGCCTGGCTACGCTGGCGAACGGCAGCCCTGCCCCTGTGTACCACCCCGGCACCCGCATCGAGATCGTGCAGCAGAACTTCCTGACCGGTAGCGGCACCATCGTGATCACCCGCAAGGGTAACTTCGCCGCCGCCATCGACCTGGAGAGCGACTTCAGCGAGATCAAGGTCGGCATGGACCAGTACGACGAGAAAATGTGGTGGAAGATGCGCTTCAAGGGCGGTGTCGGCATCAACGACATCAGCGCCAACAGCCTGCTCTACTACGGTCCCGCTTCCTAAAAATAACTGAGGCATAGTGCGGGGGACCGTAAGCCCCCGCACAAGCCCAACAACAACCCAGATGGCTAACAACTGTCAAGTATTGAGCGGCGGCTATCAGCTCGCCGTGGATGAGTGTGCCAATTACACCGCTGGCGTGTGGCACAATCGCATCTGGATCGCTTCGCTGCGCGAGGTATCGTCTTGGACCCTGAGCGGAACGGACAATGTGTATGAGGACGTGACCTTCACGGCCGGCAACGGCTTCTTCGAGCTGGATGTCGAGAAAGATACCTGCCAGTGGCGCAACGAGTACGACGAGGGCACCAAGAGCTTCTTCCAGTCGTTGAGCGTGCGCATCCCCGACCTGAGCATCACGGCGCGCAATTTCTTGCAGTCCACCAAGGGTCCGGACATGGTGATCATCGCCGAGCTGAAGGCTGGCGTGTTCCAGATCATCGGCAAGGATAGCGGCGCACAGCTGTTCAGCCTTATCGGATCGAGCGAAGGTGAAGAGGTGGGCTACGCCGTTGAGTTCCGCGCCAGCAATATGGATGAACTAAGCCCGCACTTCCTCGAAACCGATGAGGCTACGACCCTTACCTTGCTCGCGTCCAAGACCGTAACCAGCTAATTATACCACGATGGCAGAAGAGATCAAGACCGTGAAGGCCAAGGTTTACAAGCTCGCGAAGGGCGCGGCTCTGGAGCTTCCCAAGCTCAAGGGTGTCGTGCTGACGAATGAGACGCTGAAGAACCCCAAGGTGATCGAGCTGGTGATGCTGAAGCACCCCGAGGTGTTCGGCACCCAGATCGTCTACGCCTGATATTGCACCAAGTGAGGGGGCGGGCCGGGGCGACCTTGCCCGCCCCTCTTACTAAACGCCAGCGATGAAGCTAAAGAGCAATGTACGGTTCCTGAGCTACATGAAGCAGGGGACCAATGCGCCACAGGTTGTAGAGCGGTACACCGGCAACCCGTGGGTGTATTTCGGCGCAAATAACCTCTTCCCTGAGGCGATGCGCACGTTGGCGGACAACTGTGTGCCTCTTTCTCGCTGTGTTGAGATGGCTGCGATGTTCATCTCTGGTGATGGCATCAAGTTCAAAGATCGCGAAGGCAACGAGCTGGAGGCAGCACAGAAGCTATTTCAGTCTTGGCTTGCGGACACCACAGAGGAGGCATTCTTGTATGCCACGGCTATGGACGTGGCGCTGCTCAATACGCTGTCGTGGCAGGTGCGGCGTGCTGCTGGAGCGGGCATTGTGCGGCTCGACCACATCGATGTGAGCCGCATACGCGCTGCCGAGATGAAGGACAGGCGCATCCCTGCCTATTGGTTCAGCAGCGACTGGTCGCGCGTTGGTACCAGGGGCGGTGCTGAAGATCGTTACAGGCCCATCGAGATACCGGCCTACGACCCGAAGAAGCCTGCGCCTATTGAGCTGTGGTATGCCAAGACATACAAACAGGGGCGCGACTACTACGGTGAGCCTTGGTATCTGAGCGCTGTGCCGGACTGCGAGGTGTGGGCCAAGGTGCCTGTGTTCAACAGGACGCAGATCGACACGGGGTTCAAGCCCACCATCCACCTGCACCTGCCGTACAGCGGCGACCCAAAAGAGGTGGACAAGGTGATCGACGACATCCGGGACGCCTACACCGGGGCCAACGCCGAGGGGCTGTTCTGCACCTTCGGGCTTCCTGGCGAGGTGGGGGCCACCTTGACGCCCATCGAGCGTGGTGACCGCGCCGGTGAGCTGGACCTGATCCGAGACAACGCCGAGCGCGTGATCGTGCGCGGCTATGGGGTGCCTGACATCCTGTACAGGATGGATACAACCGGAGGGCTGACATCGCAGGGCAGCGCGCTCAAGGCCGCGATGGATCAGTTCCAAAGCACGTTCGTGGAGCCTAAGCAGAAGCTCATCACGCGGTCGCTGGTCAAGCTGCTTAACGACGCAGGCATGGCTGATGTTTGGGAGGCCGAGATCGAGGAGCTGGAAGTATTCGAGGAGGAGAGCTATACCGAGAAGATCATGCTCACGGCCATGACGGTAAATGAGATCCGCGATGAGATGGATATGCCCCCGCTGGATGACGATAGGGGGCTGATGATCCCATCGCTTGACGGTGCGGCATCACCTGGCGCTCAGATCCCGGCCGAGCAAAACTCACCAGACACAGAGGACCAATGAGCATCGTCACTTTTGCCCAGATCAAGGATGTCACGGGTCTGTCAAAGATCGTTGACGAGTCCCGCAAGATCACACCGTTCCTTGAAGAGGCGCAGCGCGAGCTGAAGCGCATTCTTGGAACCACGCTATATGGGGAGCTTGAGGCTGCATTGCCGAACTTCACCGGGCAAGATGATCTCGAGACGCTGTTCAACGACTACATCAAGGTGGCCCTGTCGTGGCGCACCCTTGAACTCAGCTACCCGCGACTGTACTCAGAGCCTACGGCCAACGGAGTACACCTTGTCGGCAACGCCGAGTATTCGCCAGTATCTCCGCAGGTGCTGGCGATGCAGGTGAACCAGGCTCGCTCCTTCGCCGACAACAGGTACGGCGAGATGCTGCGATACCTGCGCGACAATACCGACCTCTTTCCTTCCTACGACGATAACGTCGACAACGAGGAGCGCGTGGGCAAGGTGTACCGTGGCGGCGTGGTGACAAAGCGCAGCCGATGGACCTATCCATATGGGGTGAAGGACACCTACGATCGAGGCGACCGTAACCAATACGGAGAGTGCTGCCCGGATGATTACTGAGCGATATGCACGACTGATAGAGCTACCGCAGCTTCCTGTGGCCGACTGGACGCGGATACCCAACGATGGGGAGATGTTCCAGGACGGCACCAATGTTTACATGGGCGACGGCGTTACAGCAGCCGCATCGCTCACGCCTATCAACGGCGGCGGCGGTGGAGGTGGCGGCGATGTCGTCGGCCCGGCATCAGCGACAGATAATGCCATCGCCCGATACAACCTGACGACAGGTAAGCTCATCCAGAACAGCACCGTCCTGGTGGATGATAACGGCAAGCTAGGACAGGTCGATGCCATCGACCTTGACACCACGCCTACCAGCGCACCGGCCGAGGGTCGTATCATGTGGGACAGCACCGAGGGGTCTCCCAAGGCTGGCCTGAGCGGAGGTAACGTCACCGCGCTGCTCGGCACCGACCTGCATGTGCTGGCCTACAACAACACCGGAAGCCCCATCGCCAAGGGCAAGGTGGTGCGTGTGAGCGGTTCGAGCGGACTGCGACTGACAATAGCCTTGGCGCGTGGCAATGCTGACATCAACAGTGCAGACACCATTGGACTGACTGCCGAGACCATCGGCAACAATAGTAGCGGCTACGTTATCACGCGGGGTCTCATCGGGTCATTGAACACCAACGCGTTCAACGAAGGCGATGTCTTGTATTTATCGCCCGATACGGCAGGAGAGATTACCAATACCAAGCCGAGTGCTCCGAACCATATGGTTCGCGTAGGATACTGCCTGAAAAAAGCTGGAGGCGCAGGTATCATCTATGTGGATCCGCTCAACGGCTTCGAGCTAAATGAGCTACACGACGTGCGCATCACCACGCCTGCCACCAACACGGTGGGCTTGTTTTGGAATGCGACAGACTCGGTGTGGGAGAACAAGACGCCAGCCAACGCACGCACGGAACTAGGCCTCGGCACAGCAGCAACGGTGAATACAGGCACAGGCAGCGGTGACGTTCCGACCATCACGCAGGCGGATGCGCGGTATGCAATGCTCTATGCCCCCTCATTCCTCGCCTATACTGGAGGCAACCAGAACACCACCAGCGTAACGCTTGCTGATATTCATAGCAGCGCAGCATGGAGTAGCGTTGCCCCAGGCTTTTACAAGTTCGAGGTCAGGATTGTTCATAATAGCGCGGCCACAACCACCGGTGTTGCATTTGCATTGAACGGCACAGCGACAATTGATTATTTGTCTGGCATTCATGTGTATAATCCATTAACAGGAGATCGTGCTGCGTATGCAATGAATGGAGCATTCAACAGTGCATCAGCAAGTGTGTCGTCCATCGTAGCCAACTCTGCAATGAGCGCGACGATTACAGGGCATTTCAATGTCACCGTAAGTGGCAATGTGAGGCTTGTTTTTGCTACAGAAATTGCTGGCTCACAGATTCAGGTGACCGGCATGACTGGTTTCATACAGAGGATCAACTAAGCATGGAGATCAACACCCAGCTCACCCCTGATCTGTTGGTGGTATCCACCGAAAGCGTCACCAATGGAGCGGGAACAACCTGCTGTCGGTTCAACTGCATCTACCAGGGGGAGGTCATGCTGGCTGACTTTTCCCCTGATGATGAGGTGTCTGATATGTCTTTGATCGAGGCGGTGGGTTCGGGAGTTGTCTTTGACTCCTTTCTCAACTTGGTCCGCAACACACACCGAGACCAGTTCCAGGCCTGGTATACACAGCACAAAAACTCATAACGATGGGAGTATACTCCAACCGCATACAGGCACCGACCAAGACGCTAACGTCCGAATGGATCCCCGATGATGGGGAGCTTTTCCGCGACGAGGTCGGCAACCTCTACATGGGCGACAACGTCACGGCATCCGACGCGTTAACCCCTATCAACGGCGGCGGCGGCGGCGGCGCGTTGGGTTCTTTTTCGGGCATTCCATACGCCTACAGCAGCAACACCAGCGCCAGCGGCATCGCGACCGGCACCTTCCGGTTGGACAACGTCGCGTTCGGGTCAGCCACCAAGCTGTACATCCACGATACGGACGGCCTGAACTACAATCAGGACGGTTACTGGGACCTGTTCACCAGCGGCACGATCACCCTGCACCGCTCTAGCCCCGAGGGGTATGTGATGTTCAATGTGACGCGCATGGTGGACCAAGGCACCTACCATGAGTTCGACGTGACCCGCGTGGGCGGTGCCACGGGCTTCACCAACGCCGACGAGATCCGCATGGCGGTGACGATGGACGCGCCGGGGGTGAGGAGGCTGGTGGTTGACATGCGCCCCGCAGCGTCGGCGTTCACCCCGCTGGTAAACTCGCTGATCGGAGACCCATCCGCATCCTTCTCCCCTAGCCAGTGCGTGGTAACGCTGACCGATGGCTTTGGTACTGGAAGTGCGATAAACGGGTATGGGGCGCTGTCTTCACAAGACAACTCAGGAGAATGGGTGCAGGTAAGTGTATCGAAGGAAGATCAAGACACCGTGCATATCCATTGGCCCCCTCAGACAAACGAACCAAGTGCCGGTATCGTAACCATCATCGTAGGATAATGATGGCAATGTCAACGCCTTCGTGCAAGGGCAGGACCGTGGATACACGTTCTATGCCCACCATGAGCCTGACAGCAACACGGTCACGGTGGTGTGCTTCAACAACAACGCCGGAGAGCCAACGGATGGAGGGCTGCTCCATGTTCAACTGCGCATCGAAGCCTATTCGTAGACCATGACCGAACTCACCCCATACCTGCTCACCGCGCTGCTCGCCCTTGTGGGCTGGATCGGTGCCCGCCTGTGGAACAAGATGGACAAGATCGAGGGCAAGGTGGACGAACACAACACGTCCGCGATCCAACGCCTGTCCATCGTAGAGACGAAGGTGGACACGATCGAGGGGCGGGTGGAGCACATCGAAAGAGTCATCCTAAAAAACGCATGACCATGTTGAACCTGTTGATCGTCGCCCTGCTACTGGGGCTTATCGAGTACACCAAGCCGGGCGCGCTGCTCGGCATCTGGTCCGCCCTGAAATCACTGTGGAACCGCCATGCGTGAGCACCTGGAGTTCTACCTGCACGGGTACGTGTTCGCGGCTTGCGCCGCTGCGCTGTGGGGCGTGGTGCATGAGGTTGTGAAGTACGCCGTGAAGCGGTGGATCCTGCGCATCGACTACAAGTAAGATGCTGCACACCTTCGCCCGCCGCATCGTTGAGAAGGCCGCCGTGCGCGGCCTTGCCTTTGCCGTGGCGATAGGTTCCGAGGAAATCCCGCTGGTGGACCTGCGCGGCAAGCTGCCCACCGCCTGCGCCTACCCTGAGCGGGACATGGGCGCGGTCACGGGGATCATCATCCACCACAGCGCCACCAAGGGACAGCCGATCAACAGCATCGCACAGTTCCACGTTGCCACGCGCGGATGGTGCGGCATCGCATACCACTACGGCGTAGACAGCGACAGTAAGGTTTACTTACTAAACGATCCAGAGCGGAAGACAAACCACGCGGCCGGGAACAACACGCGGAACATCGGCATCTGTCTGATCGGGAACTACGACGAGCAGCCCGTGCCTCCGGAGGTGGTGCATAGCGCGGCGCGACTGGTGGCGATGCTTCAGCACAAGTACGGCCCGCTGCGGGTCATGTTCCACTCCGATACCAAGGCGACGGCCTGCCCAGGCCGCTACGCACGCGAAGCACTTGACCGCCTGAAGACACGATGACAACCGCTCTTGACCGTGGGCATGGATACTCAAGCGACAAGCTGAAGGAGCGGATCAAAAACACAGCCAATGGCAGGAACGCAGTCAACCCAGGGCAAGGTGGTGGTGGAGTATGTGAGGAGGTACCCGAAGCTGCCCAAGCAGACGATCGCCAAGCTGATCATGCAGGAGCAGCCCGGCCTGTTCCCAAGCCTGGAAGCCGCACGAAAAAGGGTGCGTGACTACTGCGGCGTGGGATCATCAACGATGAACCCCGACAAGCACGGCACGCGCCGCGCCAAGGGAGTGAGCGGTGCTGACGCATGGGCGGACCTGATGCCGGAGAGCTGGGCCGAGCCGATCGAGCCGTTCGTGGTGCCTGCGTCGGTGCGCAAGCTGCTGGTGTTATCGGATATTCACGTACCATTCCACGACATCGGTGCGCTCACGGCCGCGATCAAGTGGGGTATGACTGCCAAGCCTGACGCGGTGCTGCTCAACGGGGACACGCTGGACTTCTACGCCATCAGCGACCATGAGAAAGACCCGCGCAAGGTGCGGTGGAGTGAGGAGTTAGAGGCATCGCGCCAGGTGCTGCGCATGGTCCGGCAGGCATTTCCGGCCATCCCGATCTACTTCAAGGAGGGCAACCACGAATACCGCATGGAGCGGCACCTGATGAAGCACGCACCGGTGCTGATCGGGATGCAGGAGTTCGAGCTGCCTGTGCTGCTGCGGATGGGGGAGGCAGGCATCGAGTACATCCGAAACAAGCGGATGGTATACGCCGGGGAATTGACCATCGGCCACGGCGACGAATGGAAGGGCAGCGGAGGCGTGAACCCCGGACGGTGGGCGGGACTGCGGGCAAAGGAGAGCGTGCTGGTGGGTCACTTCCACCGCGCATCCGAGCATATCGAGCGCACCGTGCGCGGCAACGTGCGCGGGTATTGGTCGCTAGGGTGCCTGTGCGAGCTTCAGCCAGCCTACCTTCCCTACAACGAATGGGCGCACGGCTTCGCCCTTGTCCACCTTGACGGGGATGGGGGCTTCGAGGTGGAGAACCACAAGGTCATCAACGGCAAGGTCAGGTGAGCACCACCAGCCGCATCGAGGTGAACAAGCTGCGCCGCCGCATCGTGGTGTACGGCAGCGTCACCGTGGCACAGATAAGCCGGGCCATTGAGGTGCTGGAGGCCGAGATCGGGGAGAAGGCCATGCGCTACCGCCTGGAGTGGGGCGATGCCCCCAAGCGGTCGCGGGTGCGTGTGCGGTCCTACCATATCGAGAGCGGAATGCCGTTTACCCCGCCCGATGATGACATGCAGTGACAAGATCAAGGAACTGGAGGACATCGTCTTCGTCCAGCGCCTGGTCATGACGATGCTTGAGAAGAAGCTGGCAAAGGCGCAGCACGATGCCCGGCGGTATAAGGCGCGTCTTGAGAAAAAAGCATAGCTTAGCTTTATGTGGCGCACGGTCTTGATCATCATCTTAGTGCTGGTGGCGATGGCAGGGTGGCTGCGACCCGTGCCTGTGGTTTATGATGACACCTATCGCCATGCCTACGACAGCCTGATGGCGGTGGTGGACGGGACCAACCTTCGTGCTGGCGAGGCCGAGCGCACAGCGCGATGGTGGAAGGCCAAGGCCGATAGCTTGGCTGCACTTCGATACGATGTTGACGCCGTTGTGGATGAGGCTCATCAGTCCTTGGATGGGGCCAGCCTTGACACCTTACAGTCCATACTGATGGCTGCGCCGCGATGAGGTGGATGCTGCTGATCATGCCGCTGCTGGCCCAAGCCCAAGCAGACCATCGCTGGAGGCTCATGCCTGACAGCACGATTCAAGGCATTACCTACAACGACATCATGCAGGCTGCCACCAATAGGGTGGCATCGGACAACCTGCACGTCTTGGCGGTGGGTCAAATAGGAGCCATGCACCGTCAGATACAAGCTACCGAGCTGGCATTGCTGGAAGAGCGCAAGGGTGCCGAGGCGGCCAAAAAAGCCGCCGAGCTATGCAACAGCGACCGCTCCACGGCTATCGCCGACAGGGACAGGTGGCAGCGCAAGGCTCAACGCAGAGGCACAACGGTAGCTATTCTAACGACATCTTTGTTATCTTTCGCCCTCACCTTGATCCTGCAGCGATGATCGTCACCAGCATAGCCCTCATGATCGCGTTCTTCGCCTTATGCTTTGCCGAGATCGAGGCGGAGAACGAGCACGAACGCCTGATGGCAGGGCAGCGACCAGGCTGGGATAAACACTTGCTGCAACGTCTCGTCTGTGGCGTTGCTCCAGTACTTGGCGTGGTGATGTTCTTCCACGCAGCAGGAAGGCCAATATGGGGCAGCTCAATACCGATCCTCGTGATCGAGGCAGCGGTCTTCTCCTTGGTCATGCGGCGGCGTCTCAACAGCCTTCGATCACTTGACAAGAACTACATCGACCCGTCCACCGCATATGGCAGGCTGATGATCTGGCTTGGCGCTCGCCGCCTTCCAGACAGATTATACCACGGCATCAACTATCATGCTGAGCCTGACCAGGAGTACGTCAACGACATACACGACGCAGGGCGGTATGCCAGCCGCCTGGAGCTGATCACCGCCTCGATGTGCCTGTTCATTCTGATCGTCACGAACCAATGAAGCCTGTGATCATCACCACCAAGATGGAGCGCCGCAAGCGCCAGCCCTATAGTGTTACGATCAAAACTCCAGGTGGAGGTCCATTGATCGAGCTGCGCGAGCGCTATGGGACGCTGCGTAACGCCAAAAGGGGGGCTTTGCGCAAGCTAAAGGCATGGCGAGGAAGCATCACAGATAGCACAACAGCTGTGATCGGCAGGACCGAGCGACCCATTATCTATAACGACCTGTAGCATGCCCATCAACCCAATCCCTGAGCGCGTCAACCTCGCGACCAAGTATAGCCTCGGCCTTTACTCTGATGGCCGAAAGGTCACGCTGGCTGCCGAGATCGCTGCTGGCCGCCTTCAAAAGGCAGCGTTCGCCGACCTCTACGCACGATACACGACCATCGGGTGGAGCGAGGCCAAGATCGGCCAGTTGACGCCGTTCTGTGCGGCGTGGGAGAACGAGGTGTGGGGGACCAACCCGCTGCCGGTAATGAACGGCGGGAAGCCGTTCTTCTGCGGGTCGAGGGTGGCGATCGAGATGGGCATGGGCCTGTGGGCGATCAATTACCCGCTGACGTGGCACTTCGGGAAGGGGATCGGGAATGGCCCCGGCTACGTGTACCCCGACGCCCGATCCCCCAAGGGCTACGGCGGCACGGCCTTCGAGCACTGGGCCGACGCGTGGATCGACGATGACGGCTTCACGCTGCGGGTGAACGACCTTGGCACCACGGCTCACCGCCTGCGCCCCATCTTCCGCTCCACCACCTACGGCTTCGAGGGCACGGTGGGCGCTTACCATGAGCTTGCCGAGCTGGATCAGTTCGCGGTGAACGGGCCTTACGGCAACGGCTTCAAGTCCGGCGTCCTGTACTGCGGCGTGGTGGGCTGGGATATGGGCAGCGCATCGCGGATCGGCAACCTGTACATCACCAACGTGGACGCCCCGCTGGTGCTTGTGCGCTCGACGCCCGCACAGGTGGAAAAGCTCACGGCCATGAACGGCAACGTGGCGGGTATCCTGTCCATCGGCGGGGCTGGCGGCACTGTACACGTCAAGGACTACGAATGCGATGACTTTCCGTGCAAGTTCATGGCCCGCGCCCAATTGACCGCCGCTGGTGCTGTGGTGCGCGAAGCCGGTGGCGCGATCAAGGTGGACTTCGGAAAGACCGAGACGGGCGTAACGCCTGAGCAGCGCGGCCCGTGGAAAGGCACGATCATCGCCGACCTGAAGGGGCAGTTCGCCGCGCAGTTCGACATGGACAGCCTCGCCACCGCCTTTGTTAAGGTGGACAGCGCCTTCGTGCTGGACCCGACACTTGAGGGCGGACAGCCGCAGGAATGCCGCCTAGAGGCCACCGTGAAGCGCTTCGACTGCGGAGCCAACAGCATCCATGTAGTGAAGGGTCCGGTGTACCCTGCTCGCGTTGGTCCCTACGGGTCTGCCAAGATCGAATGGACAACGGCGGACGGATGCCGCGTGAACGGCGTGGTCGTGCAGCCCGTGGTGGCGGTCGGCGCATCCAAGCGCCTCGGCTTCCAGCGGTGGAACGGAACGGCATGGGCCCCGGCCTTCAACCATGCCGCTGGTACCCCCGCCTATGTATTCGGCACGGAGACGGCCCCTCCGCCCACGGGTGGTGGCACTACGCCCCCTCCGCCTCCTCCTCCGCCGCCCAGCACCACGCCGCTGTACAGCGCCACCAATGTGCGCGTCACCTCCGGCAGCTACACGCTGAACATCACGGACGTGCCAGGCGTCACCCGCATCGTGCTCACCGACTACGTGCAGACCGGCACGCCGAACTACTCCAGCTTCGCCACCGGCGCGGACACGGCCACGGCGGGCAACTACGTGAGCGTGTGGCCCGATGGGACGTGGAACACGCCGGCTGGTAAATGCACGGTGAGCAAGGCGGGCAACGTCACCACCATCACCTTACCCGCGCCGATGACCATCGTGCGCATGGGTACCTTCCAGGGGGCTGGGGGGGCGCTGCTGTACACGGCCTCCAAGGTGGAGGTGTTCTGATAGCCTTATTTAGAATGAGTCTAAATTATGGCCGCCCTGTTGCACATATCAAAATGATATATATATTTGCACCATCAACAACACGCAACCGATGAACACCTTTGCACACCTCGACACCGATACCGGAGTGGTCAACATGTACCGCGACTGTGACTGCTGCTATGAGCAGGTCTATGCCACCACCAGCATTGACATCCTGATGGGCGACTATAAGATCTGGGAAGACGTGAAGGGCGGTGAATACCACGACAGCTGCGACATCATCGACTACACAGAGGCCGATTGGCGCGACTACCGCAACAACGCCATCATGTACGATGAGTACGAGCTGCGCGTCAAGGCATGGGCCAAGGAGCTTGGATGCAACATGTACGAACTCAACATCAACTGAGCCATGAACACATTTGAACAACAAGCTGAGCGCCGCATGGACAATCTGGAACACAGCTACGAGCTGTACCTTGAGAGCCAATACCTGGACAAACAGCCGCTGGAGCGCAGCAAGAGCCACGGCGCAGACGAGGACCGCTGCATCTGGATTTCCACGATTAGCCCAAACCAGCGTGACGCTCACGTCTACATGGACATCTACACCAAGGGAGGCTCGATGACCAGCTGCATCTACATGCGCCCCGACGAGCTGGAGGCGCTGGCCTTCGACCTGGTGCGCGCCGCACGATACATCCGCAAGCACGCCGCACAATGAGCCTCGCAAAGCGCTGGTCGAAAATTGACCTCTGGTGCCGCAGGCATGGCATCGACGACATCTACCTTTTCTTCTCCGCCACCCGCCCCGCCATCGCCGACCACCACCTCCGCATCCGTGCGGTGGTGCGTGGCGGGGTGGTGAGCGACGTCGATAGCGACTGGCTTACGACGATGGAAGGAGTTATCGCCAAAATCTGACCGATGGAAGACTTTGATGCCCTTTGGGATACATTTAAGGCCCGCGTGCGCGAGGCCAGGACACAACAGGCGACGGTCGCGGCCTCTGACGGCGACCAGAACAACAAGTGAAATGATGAAGAAGGCTGAAGAATTGGTACTGAATAATTGCTCGGTGCGCTACGCCAAGGTGCATACGCCGGGCAAGGCGTACGAGGAGACGGCTCCGCCGGAGTGGAGCATCAACTGCTACGTGAGCGACGAGAACCGCGACCTTCTGATGGCGCACGGCGTGCAGCCCAAGGAGGACAAGGAGGGCGCTGAGTACTTCACGGCCAAGCGCGCCACCAAGAGCCGCGCTGGGGCTGATGTGAAGCCGCCCATCGTGGTGGACGCCAAGAAGGCACCATTCACAGATGACATCGGCAACGGGTCGGTGTGCAACGTGGCGGTGACGCTGTTCCCCTGGACGAAGGGCAAGAAGAGCGGGGTGAAGGTGTACCTGCAAGCCGTGCAGGTGATGACCCACATCCCCTACGGCAAGGGCGGCGTGGACGCCTTCGATGTCCACGATGTGGAGAATCCCTTCGCGTGACTATCACGGAGGACCAACTGATCAGCTTGCAGGCCCGCCTCGACAGGGTGGGCCTGCAACTGACAGTGCGCACGCTGGCACGAATCCACCAGCTCATCGACGACTGCCTGCCCGACAACCGCGCCGAAAGCACACAGCACGAGCTTCTGCAGCTTGTGCGCGAACGCATGGAGCGAGATCGGTAAATGTTAAATCTACCTTGGTCGCTTGACATGATGACAAAGTGATATATATTTAACCCCGTCAAACAAACAACCATGAGCACGCACATCACCCTGATCAACAAGTGGACCCCACACCAAACGGCTGACTTCAGCTTTGACGCAGCCGTAGACATGCTGGCCGCTGACGAGAGCCGCTCTCTCCTCGCATACATGGACAGCCACCTGGTCTTTGATTCCAGCTACGACCACGAGCGCACTGCTGACGACATCGCTGACCGCATCTGCACAAACTGGGCTAATAGCTGAGAACAAGACAGATGACCAGACCAGCATACCTCCTCAGATTCCCGGACAAAGAGATGCGCGAACGGCTCAAGGCCGAGGCCAAGGCCCAAGGGCGCACCCTCAACGCCCATATCATCTACCTCCTCACCAATGGACACCAACATCAGTAACTACCTGCGCGACTTGGCCCTCGCTGTCACCAACGGCAACGCCAAACCCGCCGAGACCTATGCCTATCTCTACAACCTCTCCAAGGTCGTGGCAGAATGCATGGAGGCGGTCAAGGAGTCGGCCATTGAGGAGGTCGCCAAGTACGGCGCAGAGGGCTGCACGGCAATGGGCCTGCGCATGACCACCAAGAGCGCCGCAGGGCGCTGGAACTACAAGGCGGTGGCGGCACATGCCGACCTGATGGCGCGGGTCAAGGAAGTCGAGGAACTGGCGCAGACAGCCTACCGCACTGGCGGCAATGTCACCGACCAAGACGGTTGGTACATCGAGCCTGCCGTATACCTGCCAGGAGGCACCACCATCTACACAACCAAAGCATGAACACGCTGACCGTCAAGAGCAGGTGGCAGGACAGCCCCTGGGTGCCGGAGCCAGGCTCCGTCCTCGGCGTCTACAGCTACACCCTCGATGGGGTGACCCACACCATCACCGAGCGCGAGGTGCGGGCCGCCGAGCGCATGGGGCGGCAGAGCCACCGCGACTATGGCGCCACCTGTGAGCAGCCCACCACCCCGCGCGGCGGCTGGGAGCTGTTCGGCATGCGCCCGGGGGCCACAGGGGACAAGCCGGTGGATGAGTTAGGCAACAGCCGATGGAACACAGAGCAAGACGCCAAGCTGCGCAGGCTCTACCTGAATGGGACGGGCCTGACGGAGCTGGCCGAGCTGATGCGCCGCAGCGAACGTGCCTGCGTTACACGACTGAGGCGTCTGGTGTAGTATATTTGACCGCCCGACCATCGGGCCACGGGTAGCCGACCGTGATGAGAAGACCACCATACCGCCCCAATGGGAACGCGCCAGCGGCTACTGGCGTCAGTACCTGCGGGGCGCTTTCTTTGGACGGCGGATGGCACATGGCGAATCCCCCTATTCTTGCCGGGGTAAAATGGTCCGGCGAAAATGCAGTGTTGGAAAAAAGTGTCGAGCAATGTGCCGTTGCGCCGTAACCTTAGAGGCTGTAGGGAGATAGGAGGAAAACGATGTGCCGTAAACCGCTGTACGAGCTGTAAAATGTGCCGAACATGCCAGTAGTAACCGTCTTTAAGAACATCAGGGAGACCTCCACCCCCTTCTACAGGGATGCAGAGGGAATGCTTGACCGTATCAGGGAGGGAAAAAACAGGGACCAGGTTGAAGCCATCCGTGCGGCAGGGGACAAGGCCGCACAGAACCGCCTAAAGGCCTCCCTGCCCTCGATCTGCTGGTCGGGCAAGTTCCCCCAACGCAACGATGCCGCCATCCTTGCCCACTCCGGCCTCGTCTGCCTGGACTTCGATGGCCTCGGCACCGACGCCCCACGCCTGCGAGCCAAGCTGGTGGCAGACCCATACACGTGGGCGCTGTTCACCTCCCCCGGCGGCGACGGCCTCAAGGTGCTGGTGCGCATACCGCCTGAGCCGCAGGACCACAAAGCTCATTTCGACGCCCTGGCCGAATATTACAGCGAGCCATCCTTCGACAGCACCAGCGGCAACATAAGCCGGGTGTGCTACACCTCCTACGACGCTGACCTATACCACAACCATGAAGCCCTGCTCTGGGAGGGGAAGAAGGAGAAGGACTGGCACGACATGGCGGTAAAGGCTCCCGAGATCAGGTTGCGGTCCAATAACGAGATCATCCGCCGCCTGCTCAAATGGTGGGCCGGCAAGTATGGGCTGGTGGAGGGGCAGCGCAACGCCAACGTGTTCAAGCTGGCCAGCGCCTTCAACCGCTTCGGCGTGCCACAGATCGAGGCTCGCGGGGTGCTGATGGAGATGGCGCACGAGGGCTTCGACGACCGCGAGATAGACCGCATCCTGCACAGCGCCTACTCCAACAAGGAGCAGCACGGCACCCACTACTTCGAGGACCGCACCACGCGCGACCACATCCAGCGCCTGCTCATATCGGGGGAGAGCAAGTCGGCCATCAAGGCGACGCTGGCCGACAGGATGCCGCCCGATGAGGCCGAAGCCGCCATCAGCACCGTGGAGCGCAGCTCCCCTTGGATAGAGTTCTGGGAGAAGAACGACAAGGGAGTGGTGTCCATCGTCCACCATAAGTTCCGCTCATGGCTCGAGCACAACGGCTTCCGCAAGCTCTACCCAGAAGGCTCCGAGAACTTCGTCCTGGTCCACGTGGAGAACAACCTGATCAGCAACACCAGCGCCGACCAGGTGAAGGACTATGTGCTCAAGCACCTCGAGCAGAAGGTGCCTGACGTGTCCATCTGGGAGCGCATGGCAGGCAGCGCCAAGTTCTTCGAGGAGAACTACCTGTCGATGCTGTCGCCCATCGAGGCGGCCTTCGTGAACGACACGCCCGAGGAGGGCATGCTATACTACCGAAACTGCGCCGTGAAGGTCACCAAGGACCAGGTTGAGACCATCGACTACATCGACCTCGACGGCTATGTCTGGAAGAAGCATATCGTGGACAGGGAGTGGACCGGTGTAGGGCAGGGCGACGATGGCGTGTTCCGCCGCTTCATCCACCTGATCGCCGGGAAGAACAGCGATCGCGAGCGCAGCCTGCGCACCACCATCGGCTACCTGCTGCACAGCCACAAGACAGCAGCCAAGAACAGGGCGGTCATCCTCAACGACGAGCAGATCAGCGACAACCCCAACGGCGGCAGCGGCAAGGGCATCTTCTGCCAATCCTTGGGCAAGATGAAGCGGCTGGCAAGCCTCGACGGCAAGGTGTTCAGCTTCGACAAGTCCTTTCCGTACCAGACCGTGGGTGCCGACACGCAGGTGCTGGTGTTCGACGACGTCGACAAGTACTTCCGGTTCGAGCGCCTCTTCAGCCTCATCACCGAGGGTATCACCCTGGAGAAGAAGAACAAGGATGCGGTGCGCCTGCCGGTGCAGCGGTCGCCCAAGGTGGTCATCACCACCAACTACACCGTGGGAGGCGTCGGCGGCAGCTTCGAGCGCCGCAAGTGGGAGGTGGAGCTGTCGGCGCACTTCAACGCCAAGCACACCCCACAGGACGAGTTCGGCCATATGCTCTTCGACGAGTGGGACGGGCTGGAGTGGGCGCGGTTCGATGCCTACATGGTGGGGTGCCTGAGCCAGTTCCTGCGCGAGGGGCTGGTGGCCGCTCCGTTCAAAAACCTGAAGGTGCGGAAGTTCATCAAGCACACCAGCCATGAGTTCTGGGAGTGGTGCTTCGATGGGAACCTGGAGCTGGGGCCGAGGCATGTGAGGGGCGCCAAGATGGAGGAGTTCACACGTGAGTACCCCGACTACAAGGAGCGCGGCAAGTATGCCGTCACACAGAAAAGGTTCACGCAGTGGATGGCCGCCTGGGGCGAGTTCAATGGCTGGGAGGTAGGTGAAGGGAAGGACCAGAGCGGCAACAGGTACACCTACTACCGCACCGACGCGGATGTCAAGGAAGAAAGCGACGAAGCACCATTCTGATCATGAGACATGGTGGAGTTGAAAAGAACATCTATATTTGACCGCTGCCGTTAAGGTAGCCGCAGGTGCCGCTGCGATGAGACAGACCAACCACATACCCCCAAAGCGAAAGGACGCCCGGCACGGCGTGCGAGTAGCTGCGGGGGTTGCTGTTTCATAAACCATGTACAACGCACCGCGAGATACGTTCAAGCCTGATGCTGTTGTGATAGGTGGTTGCATCGAGATGCAAAGACCATCAGACACCAGTACGGGATGTGATTGCTTTCAGGTGAGCTTTATCATCTGTCACAACCTGAAAAGTGTCCGCATTACCATGTGCCGTGAATGGGCCAGATACATGGCTGGACATCTTGCCATATCATCTCGCAGACACGCGACAGATGCTTGGGGGCAAGTTATTCGCGAGGCTGTACAAAAAGCATTCCCTATCAATTATGTGGTACATCATAGGATGTACCACATCCATAGTTCGACATTGCGAAAATTGATTGAGCCTCTTGGATACTTCCCGTCATACTTTGATGAGACTGTGATGGATAATAGATATGGCACCATAGTCAACTCGATTCCATTGAGGGACATTGCTGAACAATACTTTTCTGAAGACATCGAAGAGTGGAAAAAAGTGAGTTACTATAAGTGTCAATGGACAGGTCCGATTGATAGATTGGGTGGTGATGTATTCGATAGAAATTATGAAGAGCACAGGAAGTTCCGCCGAGTACTTGACAACATCGCCAACCATGCGAAGGCGATAGACTCAATCAAGGAACACATCAAAAAAAGAGGAACACGGTCTGAAGACTTCGCGGCAGTTCTGCTGCATCTTTCATCAACAGAAGCAAAAACCAAACAACCAAACCAATGACACCGACGAACCAGAAGGCACTCTATCACAAGCTGATGGATGCAATCGACAAAGTGATGAACGGAGACCTATCTCCTTCACAAGGCAAGGCCGTATCAGAACTTGCGGCAAGGATGAACAAGGCAAAAGACCTTGAGCATGATCGCGCTCGTGTGGCGATGGAGATTGACAACCATGCACGTACTGGTGGGCGCAACGTAGAGCTGCGTGAAATTGAAGGCAAGAACTTCGATTGACCAATGAGAACCACGATCACAGCGTTTGCCGTCGCGCTCACCATGACGGCAGCAGCACAGCCACAGCGTATCCTTGAAGCCCTGGGCGAACCCATGACCACCAACATCCTCGAAAAGAAGATGTGGTATGTTATGAAGACGGGCGACTGCGCCATGTCCTTTGGCATCACTCCCATCGGCATCAAGGCCGCGATGGACTACGAGGTCTATCTGATGGGCAGGCTAAAGGACTACTACGTCGAGCGCCAACGCAGCGAGGAACTGCTACCGCCGTACGTCAGTAGCATGGTGGACATCTACGCCATGAAGCTGGCGCTGGAGAAGGACGACGCGTTCATACTGCACAAAGACATCTACAACATCGAAGGGCAGCTGATGTTCTTCGCGTTGATGATGAGCAGCAAGGGGGTCACCATCTACTGCGGCACGGAGGAATGAGAGTCCTGATTGCTTGTGAAAGTAGCGGAACGGTTCGGGAAGCATTCCGGGCATTAGGCCATGAGGCTTGGAGTGCCGACCTGCTTCCTGCTGATGACGGTTCACCATACCACCTACAAGGTGACGTGCTCCAGGTTCTCGCAAATGACTGGGACTTGATGGTTGGGCATCCGCCATGCACCTACCTGAGCGTTTCTGGTATGCACTGGACTACACGTGGCCTGCGTGACCCGAAGCTAACAGAGGATGCGCTGGAGTTCGCCCGCGCTTTGATGGATGCTCCGATACCGCGAATTGCCATCGAGAACCCGGTGAGCATCATATCCAGCCGCATCCGCAAGCCCGACCAGATCATCCAGCCGTGGCAGTTCGGCGATGATGCCAGTAAGAAGACGTGCCTCTGGCTGAAGAACCTGCCGAAGCTGAACAATGAGGACAGGTCAAAGTGGATACCTGGGCGCATCGTTGGCGAGGACAAGCGCGGCATGACGATTGTGCGATGGGCTAATCAGTGCGACAGCGGCCAGAACAGGCTTCCACCATCAGAAGATAGGTGGAAGCAAAGAAGCAAAACGTATAACGGCATCGCGCAGGCGATGGCACAAACTTGGGGTCATGGAATGGAAGCGAGTGGTGTTCTCTTTTGACTTCATAGAAGATGGCATATGTCCAGAATGCCGAGAGCAGGATGGGGAATGCGAATGTCCTGGACCACATAGCGAAACTGAAGATGGAGAGCCATATCTGTTCAAGGAGATAGATGGAGTTCTATACGCGAAGCCACCACGATGATTACCCTCCGACCATACCAGACCGAAGCCGCGCATAAGCTGCGGTCAATCCTCGTCAACCACCGCATCGCCTACCTGCGTGGTGAGGTGAGGACAGGCAAGACGCTCACCGCGTTCGAGACTGCTCGGCTGCTTCAGGTCAGCAAGGTGCTGGTGGTCACGAAGAAGAAGGCCATCGCCTCCATCATCAAGGATGCCGAGGCCATCGGGGTCGAGGCCACCGTCACCAACTACGAGCAACTCCCCAAGCTGAAGGGCACATCCTGGGACCTGCTCATCGTCGATGAGGGCCATTGCGTTGGAAAATATGCTAAGCCGTCCAAGCGGTTCAAAGACCTCCGGCAGCTGCACTACGGCATGGTCCTGCTGATGTCCGGCACGCCATCCCCGGAGAGCTACAGCCAGCTGTACCACCAGTTCGCCCTCGGCCCCGCCCCGTGGAGCCAGTACCGCAACTTCTATAGGTGGGCCGATACCTATGTCCGTGTCAAGGACAAGCGGGTCGGCACCGGCACGGTGGTGAAGGACTACAGCGACGCCATCGAGGTGATGGTGCTGCGCGACATTGAGCCGCTCACGGTCACCATCACACAAGAGCAGGCAGGGTTCCAGACGCAGATCGTGGAGCAGGTCCACAAGGTGCCGATGAAGGAGCGCACCTACAGGATGGCGGGCCGCATCATGCGCGACGGCGTGGTGGGCAAGCCGGGGCGCCGCGTGGTGCTGGCGGATACCGCCGTGAAGCAGATGAGCAAGCTCCACCAGATCTACAGCGGCACGGTCATCACCGAGCACCACGGCCCGGTGACGTTCGACAGGTCCAAGGCGGAGTACTGCGTCAAGACCTTCACGCGCAAGACCGCGGTGCTCTACAAGTTCAAGGCCGAGGGCGACATGCTGAAGCAGGTCTATGCAGGACGCTGGACCGACAGCCCGGAGGTGTTCAACGCCACGCCGGATGCGGTCTACATAGGGCAGGTCCAGTCCAGCAGGGAGGGCGTCAACCTGTCCAGCGCGGATGACCTGGTGTTCTTCTCCATCGACCATTCTTCGCTCAGCTATTTGCAGGGGAGAGATCGGGCTTCCTACCTTGGCCGCACGACACCGCCCGTGGTGCATTGGGTCTTCGCCGAGCGCAGCATCGAGCCGCGCATCTACAAGCTGGTGAAGGAAAAGCAGGACTACACCGTGAGCCATTACCGACATGACAGAGCAGGACTTCCAAGCCAAGCTGATCAAGCAGTATGAGGCGCAGGGCTGGTATGTGGTCAAGCTCATCCAATGCAACAAGACCGGCATGCCCGACCTGATCCTGACCAAGCCCGACGAGGTGAAGTGGGTGGAGGTAAAGAGCGCCAAGGGCAGGCTCTCCCCCGTGCAAGAGTACCGCCACGCTGAACTGAGAGCGCGTGGATTCACCGTTGAAACTGTCAAGCCATGAGCACCACACCACGACCCCCGCTACTGAGCGATGAGGCAATACACAGCCCTGAGTTGATCATCCCACTTTCCACGAAGATGGTCCGCGACGTTTACGAGGCCGCCCGCGCCAAGGATGCGCAGTTGATCCAGCAGTTGGTGGATGCCATTCAGCAGATAGCAGACGAAGGGCATTGGACACCAGATATGCACGAACTACTGAATGCCGCAGCCGCCGCAGGCTTCAACCCTTACGAGACATGACGCTCCACCTCATCCAGCCCCGTGAACTGTACGGCCCACCAGAAAGGCAGGCTGAACTGCAACAGGCGTGGGACATCAACGATGCCATCTTCGACGCCGTCACCATCCCACACGGGCGCCCCACCTTCACCGACCTCTTCGCCATGTGCCGCGCCGATGCCGTCAACGTCATCGCCAACAGCGACATCTACTTCGACCATACCCTGAGCGAGAATATCCATATTCTGGAGGAGGACGAGGTGTGGGCGTTGTCTCGATGGGATGACGGCGGCACCACCCTGGTGCCGTACTACCGCGCCGACAGCCAGGACGCATGGATAGTGCGCGGCGGACCATACGGCATCGACGCCCCCTTCACGATGGGCGTTCCGGGCTGCGACAACGCCATAGCCCATATCCTGTGTGTGGCTGGCTTCAACCTGCTCAACCCGTGCATGAGCGTCAAGGCCATCCACCTGCACAAGAGCGGGTACCGTACCTATGGCGAGGGGCGTGGCAAACCCAAGGAGTACCGCATCCCACCCCCATACCAACAGGTTCAGCCATGCAGCCTCTGACGATCATCCACCTCGCAATGGGCATGCCTGAGTTCGACAGGGCATGCCTCGAAGAGGGCCACCGCATCATGCGCCTCGAATGGGGTGACATGGATCACCGCACGCGCCAACAGGCCATCATCGATAATTGCCGTAACCTCAAGGCCGATGTCCTGTTCATGCAGCTCCAGAACCCCAAGGTGGTGGACCCAGCCACGCTCAAGGCGGTGCGCGAGATGGGCGTTATGGTCATCAACTGGACCGGCGACGTGCGCGACCCCATCCCGCAGCACTACATCGACCTGGCACCCCACGTCCACATCACCGCCTTCACCAACAACCCGGACGTGGTTACCATGCGCGAGATGGGCTACGACGCCCGGTTCCTCCAGATCGGCTACGACCCGCTGATCTATAACGCCGACAACCGCATGACGGAGCGTTGCGTGGTCTTCGTCGGCAATGACTACCGTGACCGCTTCCCGCTCTCTGGTGACCGGCGTGACAAGGTGCAAGCCTTGCACAGTGCCTTCCGCAATGAGTTCACGGCCTATGGTAAAGGTTTCGGCAAGATGCTCGTCAAAGGTGCCGATGCCGAGGTGTACAAGGAAGCGCTCATCGCCATCAACCTGGACCACTTCAACAGGCTGGGCTTCCACAGCGACCGCTACCTGCGGTCCCGCGCCTGTGGTGCCTATACCATCGACGGCACAAGGCTGTCCGAGGATGGCCTCATCGAGGCGGTGCGTGCTGCGCTCGACCAGCCAGACACCACCGAGCGCCTCGGCCTTGAGCAGGCCGCCCATACCTTTACCCATGACCGCTGGAATAACCGCA